CAAGCGTGTTAATGAGGCTGATCTATCATTTCCGATAATTCTATCCCCTGATAACGTGATATTAGATGGTAGGCATAGGCTCGCTAAGGCCATAATAGAAGAAAAAAAGTATATTAAGGCTGTGAGATTCGACAAAATGCCACACATAGGAGAAAAAATAGAATAGGATGGCAGCACCAAAAGGAAATAAATATTGGAAGCTAAGAGAAAAGCACGGAATTGAAAAGAAGTACACACCCGAAGAACTCCATGAAAAAGCAAATGAATATTTCGAGTGGTGTCAAGCCAATCCACTACAGGAAGAAGTAGCATTCCACTACCAGGGCGTAATCATAAAAGACACTATCTCAAAAATGAGAGCCTTCACAGCAAGGGGACTTTGTAACTACCTTTACATCGTAGAAAAAACGCTTTGGAATTATGAAAGAGATAAAGATTTCGTACAAGTCATAACGCGCATAAAGCAGATAATAGATACTCAGAAGTTCGAAGGGGCAGCAGCGGGATTACTAAACGCTAATATAATAGCACGAGATTTAGGATTAAGAGATGGGCAGGACCATACCACGAAAGGCAAAGAGATGGGGAATGGCAATACAATTATCAAATTCGGGAAGAAATGAGAAATTCAGCAATACTCATAGTACTATTAGTTGTACTGACATCGACAAACCGCCAGAATAAATACGATATAACATTGGAATATGTGTACGACGGTGATACTATAACAGCAGATATTGAGGCGTACCCAGGAATTATTTTAAACGACCAAAAGATACGACTGTACGCAATAAATGCCCCAGAGGTAAGAGGCGAGGAACGCATTGAGGGCTTAAAAGCGAAACAAGCATTGATTGAATTGCTTGACAACCAAAATATACAAATGATCCACCACGGAAAAGGAAAATACGGTAGAACAATTGGAGAGTTGTACATTCAGGATACAATAAGTGTAAGTAACTGGATGGTTCGAAATGGGTATGCAGAATATGTTAAATACTAACCAAATACAAAAATTACTTGGAGAATGAAATAACATTCTCATATAAATTTGAGCCTCTGTTTATGCTTTTGGAGGCTTGGGACTTTGTGTACCTCCCATCTATACACGATTTGCCCGGAAAGGAGCTACTAGAATTAATTCATTCACCAAAGGAAGATACGCGTAAGCACCAAAAGAAAGAATTTCAAAAGCTATCTGAAGAAGATCAAGAGGAATGGCATACCTTATGCAAGGTTGATACAGTAATAAACTACGGAGGAAGGGATTCCGGAAAGAGCCATGCTTCCTCTTCTTTTGTTGCTCTTGGATCATCTATGTACGACCACAGGGTATTGTACACCCGTTATATAATGTCCACTACAGACCACTCAATTAGTACTGCGCTAGATGCTCGAATTGAACTACTTAACATTGATAATCTAAAATTCGCCAACTCTACCTATACCACTACGGATGGATCAAAAGGAAAGATATTTATTACAGGTCAAAAGACGGCCAGTCTTGACCAGACGGCTAAATTAAAGTCGTTAGAGGACTTCACAATATTTGTAACGGATGAAGCGGAAGAGATAAAGAGTTACGAAGAATGGAATAAGATTAAAAGGTCAATGAGGGGGCATGGAAAGCAAAATATTTCCATCTTGACATTCAACCCGCCAACCAAGAACCATTGGTTGCACGAAGAGTTTTTCGAGAACATGAGTGTTGCTCCTGGTTTTTGTGGTGTTGTTGACAACGTACTATACATACATACAACTTACGAAGATAACATCGACCACGTAGAACCCCATAACCTACGTGAATACCTCCAATTAAAGGATGCATTCGACCAATACGAAAGCGCGACCAAGGAAGAAAGGGAGAAATTACCAACTATTGTTAAGAAAAGATATGCAAAATACAAGCATGAGGTACTAGGAGGATTTAAGGATGTTGCCGAGGGTGTTATTTATGAATATTGGGAGTACGGAGATTTTGATAACTCCCTCCCATACATCTATGGTTTGGACTTTGGTTTCCGCGATCCCGACGCATGCGTTAAAATAGCAGTAGATGATAGAGCAATGAAGATATACATTGACGAAATACTCTACAAAAATACATCCGGGACCAAGGAATTAACCCAAATGCTTCACAATTTAGTAGGGGATATCGATTTAATCATCGCAGATTCCGAAGGCGCAAGAACCATCTACGACCTGTACGATGAAGGCTTAAACATAAGACGCGCCAAAAAGAAAGGAACTAGAAAAGAGAACTATGTAAGGCATACAATTAAGCAAATACAGGGATATACGCTGGTTCTAACCCCGAGAAGCAAGAACGTTGCACACGCTCTAAATAACTACATTTGGCACGATAAAAGAGCAGAGGTTCCAAAGAACCAACACAAGCACTTTCCTGACGCAATAGGATACGCATTCAATGAAATAATGGACTACTAATCAATTATTCATTAATTTTTAATAGATTTGTTAGTATTCCAACACGTTATGGGTAAAAGAAACAAACCATTTCAGAACCAACAAGAGGTATTTGATTACATCAAGAACCATCAAAAAACACCTAACTGGATATACGAATGCCGGGATGAAAGCTACATGTTACGAGCTTTGGTTGATGGTACGGATTATGTAAACCAACTGATTAAAAAAATCGAAAAAATTGAGTCAGTAGACCGACAAATAGCCCGAAAGAAATACAGTAAGGATATTGTAGATGTTGTATGTAGAGTTATGCAACCTAGAGAGGGGGTATTTTCTGCCTCTGGAGGCTCAGCAAATATCAAGTCTAGTGGAGAGATACGGGAAAAGCTACTTCGCAAGTTAAATAAATTTAAGGGGCAATCATCTATTAAGAAATACCTAGAGGATAATTATTTCAATCTTTCAGATATTGATCCAAACGGCCTTTTTTTCATGGAGTATGTAGAAGATAAAGAAATTTACCCCACCTATAAGAGTATCCACGACATACGTAATTATGAAACCGACGGCCAAATTCCAACACGAATTTTATTTGAACCAAATAAAAAAGAAGTTGGGGGCAAGGAAGTAATGGAGTGGCGAGTAGTAGACGCTAACAAAGAGTGGTACGTCATTCAAAGGGCGGATCAATTAATTATCGATGAAGAAAAGACATTTGAACACGTATTTACCACCGTACCCGCTGTAGTATTGTCGCCTCGCGTTAAGGTAGGAACCGAAAAGCGAATCTCAAATATTTGGGAGATAGTAAGCCTACTTCAAGAATACGGGAGGGATAAATCTATACTAACTATCTACAAATTTCAAAACGGGTTCCCAAGGCATTGGCGTTACGAGAAATCGTGTAGAGAATGTAAAGGCACAGGAAGGAAAGGAGCCGATGAATGTCCGGCTTGTGATGGCAAAGGTATTGTTAGAATAAATGACGTAACAGATACCACAATACTAGATATGCCAAAAGATGAGCGAGATCAGGTTGTTGCGCCAAATATTGAAGGGTTCAGTTCTCCAGACCTTGATACATGGACTAAATATGTACAAGAAATGAAGGATTCGGAGGATTCGATGGAAAGTACTATTTGGGGCACACGTAGATTAAAGGATTCGAAAAACGAAACGGCAACAGGTAGGTTTATTGACGTTCAGCCAGTATTAACTAGGCTAAATAAATACGCTAACTCGGTAGAATTTATCCATAACAGGTTGGTAAATTTGACAGAGCAGTGGATTAAACCGAAGACGAAGGAGTTTAATTATCGCTTTAATTACGGCCGTCGGTTTATCATACAAAGCTCGGAAACCATAATTAAAGAATACAACGAAGCGAAGAACCAAGGCTCCAACAACACTATTTTAGATAAGCTATTGGAAGAGTATTTGATAAGCCAGTACCAGAACAATATACCGATGTTAGAAGAAGAGTTGAAGAAATCGAGGGTTGAGCCGTATATTCACAATTCTATCAGTGAAATTAACGAGATATTTGGTCCATCTGAGGCGAATAAAAAGGTTTTATTTCAGAAGTTCTGGCCCGGAGCTAATAAGGACCAAAGTGTTGAAGATTTAACAAATGACTTTAACCAATTTGTGAAAGACAATACAACGGATTCTCCTGCACCTACCCCACCACTATAAGTAACCAATCAAAAATAAATAAATGGAAAACAGTGAAATTGTATGGGCCGAGGTATACGAGCTTGTACGGCCTATCTCTCAAAAAGAAGGCACTTATGACAAAGATAACCCTAGCTACCGGAAATTGATCCGAAATGGAGGTCCAATGTTAAGGAGTTATGTTGAGCAACGAAATGCACATGTTAACAACGAGTTAATTATTATCGATGAAGAAAAGACGCTAGAACTGGTAAAAAATCGTGAAGCAAAGGCAAAAGAAGCATTGGAAAAGAAGGCTGCTAAAAAGGTTTCGGGCGAGCAGATAGCGGGAGCATTAACTGAAATACTAACAAAGGCTACTGACGATAAGAAAGCTCCTGAGCCAAAGAAAAGAGGACGTAAACCAAAAATAGACTCAGATGAAAATAACGATTAACGGAGCAATGTTAGAGGTCGACAACGACACTATCAAGAAAGCCCTGGAAGAAAACCAGGAGGCTATTGAGGTTAAATCCGATGTGCTAGAAGTACGTACAAAGGAGGACTTCGAAGCATATACAAATAATTTGCGCTCAGAATCCAAAACAATTGGAGAAGAAATAGGAAGAAAAGAGTTGTTTAAAGAATTAGGAGTATATGAAGAAGGCTCAGGCGCTCAGAAATCAATTGAGCAAAGCGTCAATTTGTTAAAATCTTGGAACCAAGGCAACGTTGAAAAAGCCATTAAGGATTCAGGAGCGGAGCCTGACAAACAAGTAAAAGTTCTACAGAAAGATATTGAGACTTTACAAAATACGATAGCAACTATTGAGGGTGAGCGGGAGAAAATAAATAGTCAATTCAATGAGTATAAATTAAATGAGATACAGCTTTCAGTTATCCCAGATAACACAGT